CCAATTACCTGTATGTCAACTTGATTAGCCATCTATTAAGTCCTGTTTTTTAACATGATTCCCAGCCACTCAAGCCCTTCGTTGAATGTGATTGAATCCCAGATTGTTTTCGCCCTAACAATATTTCCTTCGCTCAAAATAAAGACCATTTTATCCAGTACCTCGCCTTGCTCCGGCTCATCTTCTATCTCTTTCCAGAATTCTTTTTCTTTATCGTTGGAATCGAAACATTCAGCATATTTTTCAAGGATGCGGATAGTCTCTTGATCCATCCGCTGTTGAATGCTAAAAAATCGCTAACTATCACCTCCAATTGGCTATTGGTAAGGTCATCCCAGATCACGCCTTCCTTATCTCCAACAAGTATAATATCCAGAGCCCGGTCAATCAGATCATTCTCAATCAACCATGTTATCGCGCTTTTTGCATCCTTGATTTTAGACATATCCACTCCGGCTAATTCAGTGGTTAGCCCGATCAACCGTTTTGTCCGCCCCAGGGTCATTTCGCCCTGGCTTAATCTGCGACCTTGAATTTCATAAAAACATTCTGTTACTTTCATTTTTATTCTTCCTTTACAACTGTTATTGTTCCACCAATAGTAACCGGATTTGACACAATTAATTGCCCCTCATATGGTTGATTAATTGTATCATAAAATTGATATACTATTGGAATTATCCTTAAATAATAATTTGATTCGATTAAACTTGATAATTCTAAGTCTTCAAAATCAATTTCATTTTCATCTTCTCCATTTACTCCATATTCACTCATCGGTTCGCCATTTACCGACCATCCAGTAATATCTTTTGATGAGTAATAATCTTTAATAATATTTACAAAGTTTTCATCGGTAGCAATCTCTATTATGAAGTGCATATATGAAGGTTGTAAAGTGGCACGATTGATAAACTTTATTTTAAAGTAGGGGTCATTTGAATAGGGGGTAATTAATAATTTTATATCACTTACCCTGAAATCTAAAGAATCAATATAAAAATAATAGGGTGTGGATAATTCACCTTCAAGGTCAGGACGATCATTAAGGACAATATAGATATAAACATTAGAATAGGCGGATAATATCTGTAAGTCTTTAGCAACGTCCCATTTTATCGGGATAGTCTTAGGCTTACCAGACAATTTAATATCCATAAGATCAACATCTTGTTCCTCGCAAGGGGTCATAGAATACCATTCAAGATTCATTTGAAATTCAGCTTTCGATAACGACGCTGAAAATAAATAGGGATTTTTGGCTATCAAATTTATTGTCGCGATTCCCGTATTATTGTCAATCACAACGTTATCAATAGTAAAATAGATTTCTGTCTTGGTTTTAATTATCATACATTAACAGTAAAGCTGATTGTTTTAATAATTGGTGACCTGTTTCCAAATAAGTCCTCAACAATAGTATAAATTGTATGTGAACCATTAGAAAAATTCACTTGAATGCTATGAGTTAGCCCCTCAATGGTAATAACCTCACTTTGCCCCAGATAAGTATCGTTCTCGGGATCCGGTTCATCGCCAATCATTTCATAATATTTCACGTAAAGTTTTTGGAGTGGTGCAGGATAGACTATTCCGGTTTCAGATTCAGATTGCCCCCAAGTAGAATGTTGGGGCTCGGGCGAAACATAATTACGAATAAAAATATTATCAACTTGTTGATCTGCATATCCTTTATCGGTATATTTCTCAGTCCAAGCAAAACAGATTCCTCGGTTAAATGACAATATAGAAGCCAGCGGAATGCTGGCAACATTGGTTAGACTGCATCCATTCTTTTTTACATTGCCATATACGTTTACCTCATCACTCCAAATTTCAAACGTTAAATTATCTTCTGACGTAAAAGATATTACGCTGTCTTGCCATTCAGTCCCGTTCCAATATTTATAATTTCCCTCACTGGGAGAATAAATAATACAAGTCTTGTTAATGGTTCGTTGTATAACAAAGCCTCTTGATATATCAACATTTCCGCATATCGTTGAAATCCAGGTTGTTCCATTGGTTGATAGCATTGCCCTGGCTTTATTATAATTGGCAACCCCGATATATTTATTGTCGCCAAAACATACTGAAGTCCACGAATTAGAATCGTTTCCACTTGCCCTAAGCGTCCAGTTTACACCATCTGGCGATGTCATTACTCGATTCCCTGCACCTGTGCTTGCTACCGATACAAATAAATGATCGCCGTAGCATACCGATACCCAGTTAAAGTCACCCGCACTATCTCTACTCGTCCAGGTCAAGCCGTCTGGTGAGGTCATTACTCGATTACCCGAGCCGGAGCCCGCAACAGCTACATATAAAGGATCATTAGAAGGACTAAAACCATAACAAATAGCATAATACATTATAGCTGCTGGATTAGTTCGAGAAGTCCAAGCTATACCGTCTGGTGAGGTCATTATTCGATAAGTTCCAGATGTAGCAACGGCTATAAATAAAAAGTTTTCATCAATATCATATCCAGAACAAACCGAATACCAGTTATTATCAGCAGCACTTGACCTAATCGTCCAATCAATCCCATTAGGTGACGTCATTACCCGATTGCCCGTGCCGGAACTTGCAACGGCAACAAATAACCCCTCGCCATAACAGACTGACCGCCATTCAAGATCGGCAGCACTGGTTCTAATTGTCCAGTTTATACCATCCGGTGATGTCATAACACGATTACCCGAGCCCGTAGTGGCAACTGCAACAAACAGTCCATCGCCAAAACATACCCCGCGCCATTCATTATTAGCGGCACTGGTTCTAATTGTCCAGTTTATACCATCCGGTGATGTCATTACTCGATTACCAGAACCAGAACTCGCAACCGCTACAAATAATCCATTACCATAGCATACTGCCCGCCAGTCATTATTAGTTGATGAACCTAAAAGTCCTGACGCCGCAAAATAATTAAATAGCCCAAACTCAATATAACTTGCATTCGTTTCTGAAATGTTCTGTGTGATATAGTATTTTTTCCAATCAGATATTAAAGTGCCGGCAGCCCACGCATCTGCGTTGTCATTGTTGCCAGTAACCTTATATTTATTATCGCTATGTGAAAACTCTGCGGATCCCCTTACAAATTCATCTAAATCGCCATAAATACCGTCAGCTGACTTGATAAACGTATCGGTAATTTTACTTTCCGATGAAGCACCGGGATTACCGTAATAAATATAAATCGTTTGGGGATTCGAACTAAGGTCATCAGGTATTTTTACCCAAAAATAAGCAACCCTACTATATTCATTATATTCAATCCAATATGGGATCTTGGTTTCGCCATCAGCTTTTGTAAATCTTATATCACTAAAATCGTTCTTACAATTTTTTCCTAATCCAACATGCTCTGCCGTATCAGAGGGTAATGCAAGTGCTAATTCAATGTTAGATTCAATTGTCATCCCTTCGCGCCATTGATTAACCAGTCCACCAACATAACCGGAATAATAACACCACAGCTCATTATTAGTTGCATTATAAGTATCACGATAAATATTGTCTGTTAAAACACAAGGCACATCTATGTCAAGTCCATCCCAATCAAGTGTGTCACCATAACGAATAACATCACCTAAAAATTCACGATTTGAGGGATAGAATGTTGGATTTATGTCACGATACAGCTCCATTACTGAATAATCCGAACCAATAGTATAGTGTGGAACTAAAAAATAATAGAAACTTCCCATTTTAAATGGGAAACCACAAAATCGGCCATCTACAAAAATTGGATTATTTACATCCTTTATAAATGAATTTGCTGTCCACGAATCAGGTTGGTCAGTGGTCGTCGCTATGCCACTTTGTCTCTCAGTACCCCAAAGTGTATTATAGAATAAGAAATAAGTTGATCCTACTTTAATTATCCCGCCATTTTCAATACCGGTATAATCCCACTGCCCAGTTGTTTTTTCTAATATTGTCGTGTCAACTGTCCATGTAATACCATCAGACGAATGAGCCTTTTTTATAACTCCCGGACCGCTCTGTTTTTCAGTGAATATCATATACCATACGTCATTTTCAATCCAGACGCATGGAACCCAACAACCAACCCCAGGACTTGTTAAAACGGGATTGTTAACAGTATCTTTTGTCCAGGTTTTTCCATTTATACTTGTTGCATGTCCAATTTGATGAAAATCAGATGCATCATGATATGTATAATACATGTGAAATGTACTACCAACCTTTAAAACATAAGCCCAGGTTGTATAATCCTCGTCACCCTCGGGACTTAAGACGGGATTATTTTCATACTTTTCCCACGGGAATATTTCGACTTTATCGTAATATGCTTTAATTCTTACTTGATAATAAGAGCCAGCGCCGCTTGCCGGGTTTATTATATGCGACTTACGGAAATTATATCCACTAAGCCAAGCCAAAATTATTAAGATTCCTATTTTTAAATTAAAAAGAACTAACGGCGACGTCCACTACGTTTCGTTTTTTTACCGCCATGACACATGTTATATTCCTTTCAAGAGGGCTTAAATACTAATATTCGCAAACAATTTCTCGTGTCGAAATGCAACCAGCCGACATTAGCTTCAATCGCATTGATATAGGGAAATTCGTCTGGATTCTTTAGGATATATTCACGCACAAGGTCTGCAGGTTTTTCGGGGAAAACAACATCGAAAGCCTGTCCTCGTTTATGAGCCGAAAGATATGTACCATCGGGATCATCTGGGAGTCGAAAGCCACGACTATCATTTTTCCCACCCCAAAACCAATCGTTTACAAGAGCTTTTCCGAATTTTTCTCTCAATCTGTCGAGGGTTTTTAATGCTCGATCATCAAAAAATTGGAATGCCTGCTTACCATATTTTTTAAATATGGATTTAGAAACAAGTTCTTCTATTCTGAAATACTTTGGAATGTACATTATTGAGTTAGTTTCTTTTTGACCTCATTAAACCAGACATCATCAAGTGTGTTTTTAGTGCTTTTGACCAGCTTTTCAGCAATAGCCAAAAATAAACTTTTTAGTACAGCTTCATTGAGCAAGGATTTAAGTGCTATTACCCAAATGCCCCGCAAACCAGGCACATAAAAACCACCAATGATTATAGCCAGCATGACAACAATCAAAATCCAGTTAGTTTGAAACCATTCAACCATAATGTTTTTCCTTTCTTTTCTTTCCAAAAAGTATCTTCATTGCTGAATGCAATACTACGATCAAAGTGCAAATTAGGATCAGGTACTGGATTAATGGGGTTGACCAGTCTATAAATGATTGATATAGCCCGCCTATACCAATAGGAATCGAAATAACTGGATTTGCAATATTATCGGTTAATCGATGAATCATCTGATACCCCGTTTCTACCTAAAATCAGGTGATCGCTTCGATTGCGAATGCGTCTGCAATGTCAGGACTGTCTGACAGATATTCGATCGTGATTTTAGTCTTAAGTCCGTCAACTGATGGAATGATATTGGTGGGATTGGTAATGACAATCTTCTTGTCCTTACCGGTAAACTGGATTTCGACCCCATCGATTGTCGCGTCCTGGATACTTCCCAGATCAGTCGTGTCAAGTTCTGAAAAAGTAGCCTCAGCCTTTGCCAGATAACCCCACAGGTCTTTCGAGCCATCTTCCAGTTCATCAAACTGCGGTTCGACAGAAAAGGCAATAGAATCCTTCTTCAAACCCGAAGCTTTGTATTTTTCGACAGCCTCAGCCAGTAAAACAAGGTCATACGGACCATTAAAAACTTTTGCTTTAGTTAACATTTTTATTGCTCCTAAATTTCAAATTTGATTTGGTTAAAAGTTAATACCATTATACTCCCGGCATTTGTCAGGGTAAATGATTGCCACCTAACATGATTATTCATATCGGTAGTATTCAAGCTTGAATCATTTGCCAGTTTTTCTATTACTGCTACTATGTCGTCAATCTTTTTCAGGTATAAGTCATTATTCGGATTGAGCATAAATTCAACCTTGAAGTTTACCAGGTTTGTTTCAACATCTTCAATTTCAGATTCAAAGCTCTCAATTAGCTGCACTGAATAGCCGTTATTAATCAATGCGGTAGGAATAATACCAAGATCAAGATTAAACCATTTTTCAGCCGGTACATAACGGAATTTGGCATTTGTAATTATCGCCTTGATTTTTTCCTGTAATTGATTAAGCGTCATATCATCGTCCAAATATTATTGACCGTTTAGTCCGGTTTTCCGAATCACTGACTTTGCTATCATTATCTACATCAACCCAATAGTGTAATGGTATTTTTCTTGCCTTTATCAAGTAAAAATCAGCTTGGTCTATAATTTGATTCATGGACATTAATTCAGCTATGGCAATTAGTGCTATACGATCCTTTAAAGCTTGCTCGTTCTCATAGTCTTTAACTTTTTGTAAGCGGCTTTCAATTTCAGCATCAGTGTATCCGGGATAAAGATTCTGTTCGTGTTCTTTTATCTCCCGGTAAACAGCACGCTTAGCAATTTGAATAACATCGTCAAGAGATTGCTCCTCATATTTCAGATAATCGTTAATATCTGGACGGACTTCTAACAAAACTGCTTCAGTAACAACGATGTTTTCCAGGATTGCCATTAGATAGCCTGAACAATCTTTTTAAGGAGATTGGAATTTGAAAGCACCTGAAATTGGAAAGGCGTTAATTTGACTTTTTCACCCTTTTTCAGATTAAGCCGTTTACCGATAATTTCACAGGTATGAGTTTCCAAAACCAGGGCATCAACGAGAATCTCTTTATCTTTATTTTCAACCGGTTTTGTTTCTACCAACGGGGGTTCTTGAGTCTTGGTTTCTTTGGTTCGCTTTGAATTTTGTGCCATGACTTACCCTTTCAAATTAGGAGAGTGGGGCTGACCAATGCGATCAGCCCCTGTTATGACGACAATTAAGTATTAGCACCGAAAGAACTTGCCGAAGTGATGATCCAGAGCGAATTCTGGTCAACGATACCGTATTTCAGGACACCGTACCAGCCGATGTTCATCATACGCCCGAGCTTGTCAAACGGACCGGTGATAGTCAGTCCCGGTTCGAGCGAGATTGCTTTTCCCAGAGCATTTTTACCCAGGAATGCAGTATCATAGGTATCAACCGCCTCAGCGCCGGCGTCTTCATTCGGCTCCATCCCGGCTGTGGCTATCCAGCGGAAACCCTTATAAATACCCATTTCATGTCGCAATACAGCAAGCGCATTGGCGTATTTACTGACGTCTGTCCAGGCGGTGTTGGCACTCTTTTTCAGATCATCAATGACATCTGGATGTGCGATCGCTGCATATAGCTCGCCTTCAAGCTTCGGGATATTTTGACGATGTAGCCGGTTATAGACGTACTCGAGATCTGCATCTTTGATTACATCAGTTGCGACTATTGCCTCTTCACTGGCGGCGCTGTTGGCAAGTAGAATATTGGTGCTGGCCTGCAGTGCCATGCAACCGAGCCGGTTTAGGGTTTCGACCATATTCATGGCAACGACTGCGGCGGTTGCAAGGTCGGCTTTTCCGCCGGTCTGTAGATTAGCAAGTTTAGTCACGGTAACCACATTGCCGTATTCTGCAGGAGTAAATGTTACTTTCGTATCAGACATTCCAACCGATTCGACATCATCTCCGTCAGTTAATGGGGTAGTACTTTTAGCCAGCTTAGGATATTTGGGAATCTCAATTGACTTTGCATTAATGTCTTTCTTTACATCAACGAACTGGTCAATGACGATATTGTCTTTTGCTGCCAATAAAAATGCCTGATCCATTAGTGTAATGACACTGTCATCAAGCAAGGCAGCAGTAGTGATTATGTTAGCCATTGTTCATTTCCTCTTGAATAGTTTCGAGTTCTTTGATTGATTTCGCGGCTTTGACTTTTTCCTTGAAAGATTCAGAAGTAACAGAAGTCTTATCGCCATGAACCGACTTGGTGGTATCACTTTGTTCAAAATAATCCAGATCATTTAATTCTTGAAGTTTGGCAATATTGAATTCCAGATCGGTATCCGGCATTTGCGAGTAATCCCTAACACCTTTGGCGTCTGCCGTTGGCAGTTTTAAGAGTTTTTCAGCCTTGGCAAAGTTTGGATGCTTGGAAATTTTCTCTATTTCCTTCCCGAGATTTTGACGCTGAGAGGTTAGAGACTTCTGCTTGAACTCACGCAGAGTTTTCAGTTCATCGGCGTTGGTCTCTTTCTTCAGAGTCTCGATCTGGCCTTCCAGATCACTCTTTGAATCTTCCAACTCGCGGATTTTGGTTTTACGGTTTTTTGACTCCGAATTAGCCGCTTTCAATGAATCCACGAGATCTTCAACCCCCGTTTCGATTTCCTTCAAAACGGAACTTACCTTGGCGACTGCCTCGTCGCCGATCTGCTGACGCACCTGCGTCAATAATGCCTTAATGTCCATCCTGACACCAACTGTTAATCTGGTTAAACGCTTGCTTCACGCTAAAAAAGTAATCTATGCCAGAATTAATGTCACTCCCGAAATACAGGGAGTAAATTGACCTTCCGGCTCGTCGTGAACAGTAGCTGATTTACTACTTATTTACGTTTTAATTGGTAATTATAAGGTGCGAAATTTCATCAAGCGATTAATTTCGTTTGCCAAAACGCTTACCTGATTTTCGCTAAGATGGAGACTCGACATGTCGCTGATCGCATGAATTGTTTCATGGAGGAGTGTCAATTCCTGAACCGGTTCGGGCATAGACTTGTCGATGTTAATCAGGCCGTATTTTGTGTCGCATCGCCCCATCCGGTTGTCCTGGCGGGTGTTTGGTTCGACCAGTTTGATCTCGAATTCGACGCCACAGATATTAATTGAGGTTTTCATTTGCTCCACCAGGCAATAATTGGCAGAGACCTATTCTCAGTTATGTAGTCTTCTAAAGTCCTTGTTGTCATTTTATCGGCAATTCTTTGATCCGATTCGGCTAAGATTATTCTTTGCTCAGGAGTTAATTCGGCATCCGCAAGTTGTTGACGCCAGAAGACAAAGTCAAAATATTCGCAGTCATCCATTTCCTCTTGCAGCTCTTTAGAAGTGGTTGAAATGCTTTTTAGCCTATATTTTTCAAGTATTCGCGCTATTTTATCGTCTTCCATTTTTCCTCGGGGATCTTTATCCATTCATACCGGCGTTTATAGCGATATGCTTCTATATTGGCTTCATCTGGTATAAATGCTGTCTTGAATTTATTGCCCTCACAGAAGACATAATAATCTTCACGTACAAATACGACCTGCTTTTTACCTTTATGTAAATAAAAGTATATTGCATCTGGATTGTTTCTTATCCAATTAACACGTTCAGCATAGGTCATTTCATGGGCAAAATCAGGATGTTTCTTCACTTGCCTTCGGGCAATTTCTTCCGAGATTAACGTTTCCTTAGCATCGGTTACATAATCCGTGATATTAGTCTCCCTGTAATATGAATAAGCCTGCCCTTTGGGAGATTGTGCCAGCCTTATGATTGGCTGATCTAATCCCTTGCCAGTATAATCAACCGGCAATAGTTGGCACTTACAGTTTTCCTGACAGACTGAAAAGCCTGATTTAGGGAGTCCGATCAGTTCCCAGTCTTCCCATGTTTCAACTTGTCCGTGTCTTTCTATACAATCTGGACAAGGATTTTTTGATACTGTAACCCAGCGATATTTTTTTACACCAGCATTTTTATAGTCAGAGTATATTGCCTCATTCGCTGCTTCATTTATACCTGCTGTTACCGTATCCCTTATATTCTTTTTAAATCCACCAATAGCTCCGGTACCACCTTCCGCCTGTCTGGCGAGTACTGCCTTAATCTCATCAACACTCATTCCCGCATTAGTCATAGTCATTACGGTTTTGCGCAACTCAATTAAAAATTGCTGGATTGAGGCTTCAATTCCTTCACCAATGTTGATTTCAATCTTGTTCTGATTAATCTTCATTCTGACCTTAAAATATTACTAAAGAACTGGCGTTGCAATCTAAAAATTACTTGTTTTACGCGCTCAGAGATGCCAAACCATTCACGCTTTGGTAATCCCGGGTGATGAACTTTTTTAGTGAAGTACTTCTCACCTCTTGAAGAATATAGCGGCCCTAATACGCCACGTTTATTTCCTGATTTTGGGGTAATAGTATATGGCCCCGTTCCTTCATTATGATACACTCCAACCTTCTGTCTGGATATTGGCATGATTAAACGTGCTTTAAATTTACTAAGAGTGGCTTTTTCTGCTAAGTATACATTCTGCATTGTCCCGGTAGCAAAAAGCGCTCTGCGTGGAAATTTATAGCTTCTGATACGCTTTCCTTGAATGGTTGATGAGCTAAGCGGTGTAAATGGCTTCCCCTTAATATCAACTCCCTGCTGGATCCCGCCTGAAATATCACTCTTGATCGCCTGCGCCGTTCGATTGACTAAAGTCGGCAAACCACGTTTAATCCGCGATTCGGTATTTTTCAGATAGGCTTTTACCGGCGCCGTGTCAATCTTTATTTTGAGTTTCACGCTTGATTTCCTTCAAGATATTTCCGGCAAATTTATGCCCAACCTTAATGCCACGACCTATTTCTGATTCATGTTGATGCGCAAATTCCTCAGCAATTATCCGAATGTAGTTTTCCGGGTCTTTTATTAGCTTTTCTATGTCTATCTGTCCAAGAATCAAATCAGCGTCGGTCTTGACATCTTCAGTCAAATCATCTAATTGATCCTGTAGCGTATTAATGTTATTCGACATTTGTGCGAAACCTGAATTTAGAGCCAATAGCCGGGATCAGTCTATTTTTTATAGCCAGGTTTTCTTTTATGTAATTTTCAGCCTCT